GATCCTGTAGATGAACCACCTGAAAAGGCAATAGGTTTTATCTACAGGATTACTCGTTTGGATACAGGTCGGCAGTATCTCGGAAAAAAACTTCTTCAGTTCCGCAGAACAAAGCAATTCAAGGGTGTTAAGAAGAAGATGATGGTAGAGTCTGACTGGAAGACTTACTACGGATAGAATCAGGAACTTCAAGAAGAAGTTGCTTCTCTTGGTGCAGATAAATTTAAGCGAGAAATCATCAAGTTCTGCTTCTAGAAGTAGGAATGCAACTATGAGGAAACTCGGTATATCATGGAAGAAAGAGCGATGTTCAGTGATGCATATTACAATCAGTGGGTATCTTTCCGTGTGACTAAGAAGCATGTCTAGTAGGCACTGAAAAAGAATTCATTCTGAGTGTACTTTTATTCGGTTGTGTGGTATAATACATCTAAAGGCTACACAGTGAAAACATTCAAAGAATATAACAAAGAAATGATTATTCTGGAATCATTTCTAGATGAAATGGCAAATCTTGTCCCAGAAGATACAGGGCTGCCATATGTCATTTGGTTAGGAGAAGTAGGTGGTCAGCATGGCCCTAGGATCAAGGTGTCGAATACAAGAGGCAAGATGAACACAAGTTCTTGTTTCGTTATGTCGGTGAGCAAAACTCCTCAGGTCCTAACACCAAAATCTTGCAAACTTGATCAACGTGAAATTGATGACATTTCAGATTGGATCCAGTTGAACTATGAAAAATTGATGGGGCTTTGGGATGTATTTGAGACTGGCAATGGAAGTGCAGCAAAACTTATAACATCTTTGTCTAAAATTTGAACTTTTATTCGGTTGTGTGGTATAATACATCTAAAGGCTACACAATGAGGATATTGAAATGATTTTCCCTACTATCGGTCTGATTATTTGTGGTGTGATCATGTGGTTGGTGACAATCTTACTGAAATTGGTGCACGCTCCTTGTTATGCACGTGATCTTTCGTGGTTTCTGTTACTTCTACCTATCACAGCACTAGTGACTTTCGTTGTTCTTTTTGCAATTGGTGCTACCTTTTTCTTTATGATTTTTCAACTTATTTCTATTGGCAGATAATCGAAAGTACTAAAATGATGAAATACCGTAAAATTGAAGTTGCTATTCTCTCCGCAAAACGTGAGCGTAATCTCCAGCGCATGGATGATATTAAGATGATTCTCGAGCATAAAACTCGAATCTTGGATATGGAAGCAGATCAATCTATGAAGCGCTCGGGTTTCATGAAGTCTAAAAAATTCAAAGATATTTCAGAAGAATATTCTTTGGTCCAACGTCTGCATCGTATGACACAAGCATATGCCTGGAGTTGAAATCTTTGAAAGAGCTGACTTGGCAAAGTTGGCTCAGAATCCCCCGAATCTGATATTCAAGACTGCAGTTGAGTTCTCAGAGTTTATAGAAACTCTTGCCAAGAGAGACTCTACAACATTAACATCAGTTCTTGTTGACTTTTGTGAAGTGTATGATCTAGAGTATGAGACATTAGCAAAAATGCTGACAGTATCTCTAAAAGATAAAGTATCAGCAGAAATGCAAGATGCAGGTCTTTTGCCTAAGTCAACACGTTTGGAGTTTGAAGAAGACTAATTATGTCTAAGGTTAAGAATATCCATAAACGGTATGAAGATGAACTAGATCGTAGAGCTAGCAAATCTTATAAAATACAACAGCGCGAACAAGCCGAGAAAGAATTTAATTCTCGGCGTCATTACTGCAGTATAAATACTGATGAGGATGATTATTCAGACATTGATGAAATGTTTGAAGATGATGATCTTCAGTAAAACAGTGCTATATGCACTATAATTGTAGCGGCAAGTCCGCTTTAACTTAAAGGAAAATAAAATGAGCTTTACTCTTTCAGATCTTCGCAAGTCACGTGGTGACTTCGCTTCTCTTCAATAGGCCTTGAAAAAGACCACCTCTTATGAGAAAGATGACAACGATGATTTCTTCAAACTGGAACGTGACAAAGCCGGCAACGGTTCTGCTGTCATTCGCTTCCTGCCAAAACACCCCGATGACGAACTACCCTGGGTGAGCATTTACAACCATGCTTTCCAAGGTCCTACTGGTCGGTGGTATATTGAAAACAGCCGTACTACTCTCGGTGAAGCAGATCCCGTTAACTTTCTAGCGGCCTGATAGAGTAATCTTTCAGTGAAAACTCGGTTAATTGCTGGAATCCCCTTAAGCTAACAATCCCACAAAGTGTTGTTGTGCTCTGAATCATTTTTCAATAATAGTTTAAAAGAGATTCAGATGAGTATAACATGCGTAATTACAGGAAAACATTATCAACATCTAAGAGGCTTTTTAAACAATCTCAGAGCTATGGGAATTACATCTAGAGAATACTATGACAAGTATTTGAAAAAATCTGGAGATGATATCTGTGAGTGTGGTAATATGAAAAATTATCATAACTTCACACATGGTTATAATTCTTATTGCATTTTCACAAAAACAATAAGAAATGAGATTATTAGAAATAAGTTCAATGGTGAAGTGTTATGATGCAGAATAAAGTTGCAGTTTTGATCATTCCTAGTAAAAGCGAAGCCCGAAAGGGCAAACTTGACGGGTCTAAGAAATTGTTAGATTGGGCAATCAGCAGCCAAGCTTCTAACCTTGATAGTGGTTTGATTATCAAGCATGAAGAAGGTTCAACGACTATCCTATGTGGAGTAGAATCAAGTGATTCGAAATGCCGAGGTTCTTTGAGACAAATCAGAGAACAAGATATAGTCTGGTCTCCAGTGAAAATTGGAGCTGTATGAAATACGGGCATCAAGTAACGATTGGTGTTGAACACAAACGAAGTGAGTATAATGCTGCACTATGGAAGACCGGTCTCGAGGCAGATAAAGAATCTGCTCGCAAGTCCAAGCGCCGCCTGAATTACATCGCTAATATTCTGATTGTGTCTTATCCAACTAAGCCGGAATTAGAAGGTAGTGTGATGAAGTTTAAATTTGGCAAGAAAATCTTTGAAAAGTTGATGGAATCTGCTAATCCAACATTCGAAGATGAGAAACCACTGAATCCGTTCGACCCGTTCGAGGGTGCAAATTTCAAACTGCGCATGCGTCAAGTAGAAGGTTATCCTAACTATGACAAATCTGAGTTTGCTGATGCTTCTCCTATCGCAGGTTCGGATGAGGAAATTGTTGAAATTCTCAACAAGATGCAACCATTGAAGGAACTTATTGCTCCTTCAAAGTTCAAATCTTATGACGAACTCAAGCGTAAGTTTGATGCAGTCATGAATGGAATTACTGTTGGTACTAAGACTGCCGAGGAAGTTGCAGAGTCAATGTCAGCGATGCCTGTTGCTGCTCCTAAGACTCAGGGTAAGACTGTCACTGAACCAAAAGTTCAAACAAAAGTTAAACCTGCCCCACAAGCCGAACCTGATTCGGATGGCGATGATATAGAAGATTATTTTCGGTCTATTTCCGACAATTGATAAATAATTGATCTAGGAGAGGGAATTCCCTCTCCATTTTTATTTGGAGAAGATTATGTTTAATAAAAAGACACATGCAGAAGCACTGGAACGCATGGTTGCTTTCCATACACGCGCTGGAAATGACTCTGCTGTTACTGATGCACAATAGGAATTGGATAAGGTTTAGGCAGAGATTGCTAAGGCTGCTGAAGCGGCTGCTGAAGCCGCACAAGTACCTTCTCTTGAAGATGCTATTGAGATCCCCATTGAAGCACCAACCACGAAAAAAATTAGTAAGAAAAAAGCAGAATAAGAAAGGGGCCTTTAGGCCCTTTTCTAGTTTAGAAAGCAAACCTTCTAGATTCTACCCTGATATACTATGGTTCTGGATTTCTGATTTGAGGCCTGACAATATTTTGAGTTGTATTATTGAATGTCTTTTGTGCATTGACAACTGTTGGGCCACTTACTACAGGTTGAGTTGATTTTTTATCTGCTTTCTCATTTTCTTCATCCAGTTGCACAACGGCATCGGTTGCCCGTTCCATGTATGCTTCTTTTTCTAATTTGTTTGGTGCTTCATCGGTGACCTATTTCTCAATAGGCGCTTTATCTTTGACCTATTTCTCAATAGGCGCTTTATCTTTGGTGATAAGAGCCGGATCTACCTTTATACCATGTTCCGAGTAGTATTTCGCCTGATATTCTGATATCTGTTTTCCATCTTTCAATTTTTTGTTATAAGAGTCCTCTGCCCCCTTTTGTTCTTGTTCCTTCTGTTGTTGATCTTCCTATTGAAACCCTAACATGTTCCCGATGGAACTACCTTTGAAAGAGTCAATCATATCACCGGCGTGGGTCCCTACTGATACTCCTGTCTATGATTCTACTGCGTCATTTATAGCATTCCCTATCATAGCACCACCCGCACCTGCCGCAGCAACAGCCGCCATAGGTCCTAAAATTGGGGCAAGTCCGCTCAACAGACTCCCAACCATGGGAATAAATCTACCCATCATTCCAGATAAACTAGAAAATATCCCGATGACATTTTTCAACGGGCTAAACATTTTATCAAAAGAACCGAGTATCGAGTTGAAAAATCCTTTTTTTTCTTCCTTGGGTGTATTTTCTTTCTATATCGGTTGTAGTAATTTGTTTTTGCTTTCTATCTCTGCTTCTTTTTGTGCATCTTCATCATGATCTAACTCAGAAGAAATTTTCATTAATTCGTGGAGTTGTTGCTTGCTAAGAGATAAAACCTCCTTCTCAATACCTTCTCTAATACCTTTGATCTTTTCTGGGTCTTCTTTTTCAAGTGCAGCCTTTTCTTCAGCCGACAACTCATCATAACCTGCATGCATCCCATCCATAATGGATTGAATTAATTCTTCTCTGAGTTGTTTTGCTTCCTCATCAGACATTAACACTTGTGAATCATGTCCCTCTTTACTTTTTTCCGATTCGGGGTCAGTTTTATCTGGAGATTGTTTCATCCCTTCATTAATAAATGAAACAATCTTCTTTAATTTTTCTTCATTATCTTGAAGTTCTTTTAATTCTTCGGGTAACAGATCTGCATTAACTCCATGTTCTTTACCTTCGGCTTTAATTGCAGACTGTTTTGCCTTTTTGGCTTCAACGATGTTTTCTAATTTCGATTTTTCTTTATAGATCGATGCTAGCTCTTTTGCTGCTCCTGCTTCTCCTTTATCCGCGATTAAATCTCTGCCGAGTTTAGTTTGTTTGCTAACAACAGACACAAATGATTCTTCTCTAGCTTTATTTGATGACTTGTTTTCTAAATGCGCAGCAACGGATCCCATTACAGCACCTAAAATTGGGCGGTCAGCTACTTTGTCAGCTAACAT